CGATAACAGTTATGACGGAGAAAAGCTTACACTGTTAGTACATGATGAAAGCGGTAAGTGGGAAAGACCAGATAATATATTAAACAATTGGCGTGTTACAAAAACATGTTTGCGGTTAGGTAGTAGAATAGTAGGTAAATGCATGATGGGTAGCACTAGCAACGCGCTAGACAAAGGAGGTGATAATTTTAAAAAACTATACAATGACTCAGATGTATCAAGACGAAATCGTAATGGACAAACAAAGTCTGGCCTTTATTCTTTCTTTATCCCAATGGAGTGGAACTACGAAGGATTTATTGATGAATACGGAGATCCAGTCTTTGATAATCCAAGTGATGATGTATACGGACCAGATGGAGAACTAATAGATTATGGTATTATTGATCACTGGCAAAACGAAGCTGATGGTTTAAAAAATGATCAAGACGCATTAAATGAGTTTTACAGACAGTTTCCAAGAACTGAAGAGCATGCGTTTAGAGATGAAACAAAAAATAGTATATTCAATTTAGTTAGAATATACGAGCAAATAGATTATAATGAAGAAACAAGACCAGCACTTAGTGTTGGTAATTTTCAATGGTTCAATGGAATAAAAGATACTAAAGTAATATTTTATCCAGATCCAAAAGGTAGATTTAATATAAGTTGGTTTCCACCTAGTAATTTACAAAATAGAATAGCAATAAAAAATGGCGCGAAATATCCTGGCAACGATCATTTGGGTGCTTTTGGTTGTGATAGCTACGATATTAGTGGCACGGTAGACGGTAAAGGCTCAAAAGGATCTTTACACGGCCTAACAAAATTTAGTATGGAAGATTGTCCACCAAACCAATTTTTCTTAGAGTATATAGCTAGACCTCAAACAGCTGATATATTTTTTGAAGATGTATTAATGGCTTTGGTGTTTTATGGTATGCCGTTGCTTGCGGAAAATAATAAACCAAGATTATTGTATTATTTAAGGCGTAGAGGTTATAGAGGTTATAGTATGAACAGACCAGACAAGTTATGGAATAAACTTTCTACAGCTGAAAAAGAAATAGGTGGTATACCAAATACTAGTGAAGATATTAAACAAGCGCATGCTGCTGCAATAGAGATGTATATACAAGGTCATGTTGGCCAAATGCAAACAGGTAGTCATGGAAGCATGTATTTTAACTCTACACTAAACGATTGGGCTAAATTTGATATAAATAAGCGTACAAAGTTTGACGCTTCTATTAGTAGTGGATTAGCTATAATGGCTTGTAATAGGCATTTATATAAACCAAACCCTAATGTAGAAAAACAAAAATTAAACATAAATATAGCTAGATATAGTAATTCTGGTTATAATTCTAAAATAATAAAGTAAATATATGGCAGAGTCTGTTGTAAGAAGTTATTTTCCAAGTCAAGTAGTAAGCGATGCTGAAAAGCTAAGTTATGACTATGGTTTAAAAGTTGCTAAAGCTATTGAAACAGAGTGGTTTTACAACGAGTATAATCAAACAAGATATACTACAAACAAAAATAATTATCATAATTTAAGATTGTACGCTAGAGGTGAACAGTCAATACAAAAATATAAAGATGAGTTATCTATTAACGGTGATTTATCTTATCTTAATTTAGACTGGAAACCAGTCCCAATAATCCCTAAATTTGTTGATATAGTTGTAAACGGTATAGCTGAGCGTATGTACGATATAAAAGCATACTCTCAAGATGCTTATAGTGTAGCTAAAAGAACTAAGTACATGGAAGATATTTTATCTGATATGCAGAATAAAGTTGTTAATGATTACGCAATGACTGAGTTTCAAGTTAATAAAAGAAAATCAGATATAGTTGAGTTACCAGAAACAAAAGAAGAATTAGCATTACACATGCAATTAACTTATAAGCAGGCAATTGAAGTAGCTCAAGAACAAGCTATAAATCTTTTAATGGAAGGTAATAATTACGAGTTAATTAAAAAAAGGTTTTTTTACGACTTAACAGTTTTAGGTATTGGTGCTGTAAAAACTAATTTTAATACTTCTGAAGGTGTTACAATAGATTATGTTGATCCAGCAGACTTAGTATATTCATACACTGAGTCACCATATTTTGATGATATATATTATGTTGGTGAAGTAAAAACAGTTCCTATAAACGAGTTAGCAAAAGAGTTTCCATTTTTAGAGCAAGCTGATTTAGAAGAAATAATACAACAAGGTGGTTACTACAAAACAAACTACGAACACGGTTCTACACAGTATAAAGAAATAGACAACAACAAAGTTCAAGTTTTATATTTTAACTATAAAACATATATGAACGAAGTTTACAAAGTAAAAGAAACTGGTACAGGCGCTGAAAAACCAATAGAAAAAGATGACACATTTGATCCACCTGCAGATAAAGAAGGTAGCTTTACTAAACTACAAAGAGCAATTGAAGTTTTATATGAAGGTGCTTTAATTCTTAACACAAACAGGCTCTTAAAATGGGAGATGTCAAAGAATATGATGAGGCCAAAAAGTGATTATACTAAAGTTAAAATGAATTATAGTATTGTTGCACCTCGTATATATAAAGGCAAAATAGAAAGTTTAGTTAGACGTATTACAGGTTTTGCTGATATGATACAACTTACCCATTTAAAGCTACAACAAGTTATGGCTCGTATGATACCTGATGGCGTTTATTTAGATGCAGATGGTTTAGCTGAAATAGACTTAGGTAATGGCACTAACTATAATCCACAAGAAGCGTTAAACATGTTTTTCCAAACAGGTAGTGTTATTGGTAGATCGTTTACACAAGACGGTGATATGAATCCTGGTAAAGTACCAATACAGGAAATAACTAGCGGTAGTGGTGGTACAAAAATACAGGCTTTGATAAGTAATTATAATTATTACTTACAAATGATACGTGATGTAACCGGATTAAACGAAGCTAGAGATGGTGGCTCAATAGATAAAAACGCTTTAGTTGGTGTACAAAAACTAGCCGCAGCAAATAGTAATACAGCTACTAGACATATATTACAGTCTGGTTTATATTTAACTGCAGAAACAGCAGAGTCTTTATCACTTAGAATATCTGATATACTAGAATATTCACCAACAGCAGACGCTTTTATACATGCTATTGGCTCACACAACGTAGCTGTTTTAGAAGAAGTAAAAGATTTACACTTGTATGACTTTGGTATATTTATACAACTACAACCAGACGAAGAGCAAAAACAGTTGTTAGAAAACAATATACAAATAGCTTTATCACAACAAAGCATAGAGCTTGAAGACGCTATTGATATTAGAGAAATAAAAAATCTAAAACTTGCAAACGAGCTTTTAAAACTTAGAAGAAAAAGAAAACAAGCAAGAGATCAAGAATTAGCTCAGCAAAATATAGCTGCTCAAGCAAACGCTAACGCGCAAGCTCAACAAGTTGCAGCACAAGCTGAAATACAAAAAAATCAAATAATGACTCAAAATGACGCACAGCTTGCACAGGTAAAATCTGAACTAGAGTCACAACGCATGGCGCAAGAAGTTGAGCATAAAAAAGAGTTGATGGAATTAGAGTTTCAAATGAACATGCAGTTAAAGGGAGTAGAAACTTCTGGCTTGCAACAAAGAGAAAAAGAAAAAGAAGATAGAAAGGATCAAAGAACTAGAATACAAGCTAGTCAACAAAGCGAACTTATAGAGCAAAGAAAAAGTGGTTTACCACCTAAAAACTTTGAGTCTGCAGGTAATGATATACTTAGCGGAGGATTTGATTTAGGTACATTTGATCCTAAATAAATTTTTTATTAATTATTATTATATTATATTATGGAAGAAAACAAAGAAAAAGTAGTCGAAAAGACTAAACAAGAAAATGTAACTAAAATTGATCTTAGAACAAAAGAAATAGACAATGTTACAAAAGTAGATTTAACTAAAAAACAAGAAACAGATGCCGTTCCAGAGCAAAGCACAGATGAGGTTCCTGTACGCGACGAATCCGAAACTAGCGAAAAAGTACTCGAAGAAAACGTCGAAACAACAGATGAAAAACCTACCGGAGAAAGTGAAAAATCCGATACAGTTCAAGATGAGCAACCCGTTATTGAAGAAATAACTGAAGAGCAGGTTGAAGAAAAAATAGAAGAACTAGTTGAAGAAACTAAGGAAGCTATAGTTGAAGCTCAAGAAACAGGTAAAGAACTACCTGAAAATATACAAAAACTAGTTGATTTTATGAACGAGACTGGTGGTAGTATTGAAGATTATGCTAGGTTAAATCAAGACTATACTGCTTACGATGATAACACTGTGTTAAGAGAATATTATAAGCAAACAAAAAAACATTTAACTGATGATGAAATTAGTTTTCTTATGGAAGACTCATTTTCATATAATGAAGAGGAAGAAGAAGAAAGAGATGTTAAAAGAAAAAAATTAGCGTTAAAAGAGCAAGTTGCCAGCGCTAGAGCCTACTTAGACGGGCAAAAGTCTAAATACTATGAAGAAATCAAAGCTGGGTCAAAGTTGACCGGTGAACAACAAAAAGCTATAGACTTCTTTAATAGATACAACAAAGAATCAGAAGAGAGTCAAAAAGTTGCAGAGCGTCAAGCTAATACTTTTAAACTAAAGACTAATAATATATTTAATGAAAAATTTAAAGGTTTTCAATATAATGTTGGTGATAAAAAGTATAGGTTTAACGTTAAAAATGCAAATGAAGTTAAAGAAACTCAAAGCGACATTAATAATTTTGTCAAAAAGTTTTTGAATAAAAATAATGAAATGGAAGATGCTGCGGGTTATCACAAATCTTTGTTTACAGCAATGAATGCTGATGCTGTTGCAAAACACTTTTACGAACAAGGCAAAGCCGATGCTTTGAAAGAAAGTATAGCTAAGTCTAAAAATGTTGATATGAATCCACGACAAAGTCATGGTGAAGTAAACGTAGGTGGTGTTAAAGTAAGAGTATTAGGTGATGATACTAATGATTTTAAGTTTAAAATTAAAAATAGAAAATAACAATTTAAAATTACAAAATTATGGCAATTTCAAATCCGGGACCTGGTCATTCGGGAACCGCAGGTAGTTTGAATAGTGTACCAGCTTCAAAAAAGCAAACACTAGCTTCAAACTATATAGATTTTACCGCAGACGGTTTCGGCTGGGGTCAACAATATGTGCCAGACTTGATTGAGCAAGAAGCTGAAGTATTCGGTAATAGAACTATTTCTGGTTTCTTATCGCAAGTTGGTGCGGAAGAGGCTATGTCCTCAGACCAAGTTATTTGGTCAGAACAAGGTAGATTACACTTATCTTACATAGGTAAGTTTGATACTAATGAGAATACTTTTACGTTTAGTACTGATATTGATGGTAACACTATTGCTTCAGGTGAGCACGGTGTACGTATTAACGACATGGTTATGGTATCTACTTCTGAAGGTACTATTAAATGTTTAGTTACTGCAACATCTGCTACTGTAGCTACTTGTGAGCCTTATGAGCAAGCAACTGTTGATGCAGCTTCTGCTTTCTCTGATACTGGTGCTCCATCTTCTGATAACGCTACGTTATTAGTTATTGGATCTGAGTATGTAAAAGGATCTCAAGGTCAAGGAGGTACTTCGTCTTCTACTACTGGTTATGGTACTGTTAAACCAACTCACCAATCATTTACTAACAAACCAATCATTATTAAAGATTACTATGAGATCTCTGGATCTGATGCTTCTCAAATTGGTTGGGTTGAAATTACAGGTGAAGCTGGTCAATCAGGTTACTTATGGTACTTAAAAGCTGAAGGTGAAACTAGATCACGTTTTGCTGATTATTTAGAATTAACTATGTTAGAAGCTGTTAAAGGTGTTCCTGGTAATTCTACAGTTGATGGTCACGCTGCTACTGGAACTTCTCAGTTCCCTGCTTCGGGTCAAGCGTTTGGTACTGAAGGTTTATTCGCTGCTATTGAAACTAGAGGTAATGTAACTACTGGTGTTACTGGTGTTAATGCTGCTACTGATTTAGCTGAGTTCGATGCAATACTTGCTGAGTTTGATAATCAAGGTGCTATTGAAGAAAACATGATGTTTGTTAACAGATCAACTAGCTTAGCTATTGATGTTATGTTAGCTTCAATGAACTCTTACGGAGCTGGTTGTACTTCTTACGGAGTATTCAACAACTCTGAAGATATGGCATTAAATTTAGGTTTCTCTGGTTTCAGAAGAGGTTCTTACGACTTCTACAAGTCTGACTTTAGATACTTAAACGACAAAGCAACTAGAGGTAGCATAAACTCAAGAAACACTGTTGATCCACTTAGAGGAGTTATTATTCCTGCTGGATCATCTACAGTTTATGACCAAACTTTAGGAAAGAACTTAAGAAGACCTTTCCTACACGTTAGATTTAGAGCTTCACAAACAGAAAGTAGAAAAATGAAAACTTGGACTACAGGTTCTGTTGGTGCTGTTACATCTGACTTAGATGCAATGCAAGTACACTATTTATCTGAAAGATGTTTAGTTGTACAAGGCGCTAACAACTTTATGTTAATGAAGTAAGCATTTATTATTTTAAGGATCGAGGCTTCGGCCTCGACCCTTTTATTTTATTAATTTTATTATATATTATATTATGGCAAAAAAACAAAAAACAAAAGAGGTAGAGGTACCTGTTGTTGAAACACCAGTTGTTGAAACACCAAAACCAAAAAAAGTTGTACCTACAACACCAAAGTGGGAAGTAAAAGATAGAACTTATTTTTTAAAAAAAGGTAATAAGCCTTTATCTTACACTATAAAATCTGCAAACATATATTGGTTTGATGAAGAAAAACAATACGAAAGAGAATTAAAGTATTGTGCTAATCAAAAAACTTGTTTTGTTGATGAAATGAAAGGTGATCAAAGATTAGAACATATAATTTTTAGATCTGGTATGTTACAAGTTCCAAGACAAAAAGTTGTATTACAAAAATTATTATCTTTATATCACCCGCACAGAGATAAACTGTTTTACGAGTGGAAGCCTGAAGAAGAAGCAATGACAGAAGTAGATGTTTTAGAGTTAGAGATAGAAGCTTTAAACGCTGCTATGAATTTAGATATTGATATGGTTGAAGCTGTAATGCGTGTAGAAGTAGGTTCTAGAGTTTCAGAAATGAGTTCTAAAGAGCTTAAACGTGATTTACTATTATATGCTAAGAAAAATCCTTATTTGTTCTTAGAATTAGTTAATGATGATAATGTTCAGTTAAGAAACTTTGGTATTAAAGCAACTGAATTGGGTATATTAAAACTTTCAGGAGATCAAAGAACTTTTAGTTGGGGATCTAATGATAGAAAGTTAATGAACGTACCTTTTGATGAACATCCGTACTCAGCTTTAGCTGCTTGGTTTAAAACTGATGAAGGTATGGAAATATATGCAAATATAGAAAAACGATTAAAATCGTAACAACCTTAGTAGAGTAACCACTCTTCGGGGTGGTTACAATACTACAATAAAGAAATATGGTAAATATAGACACAGTATATCAAAAAGTTTTAGCAATAGCAAATAAAGAGCAAAGAGGTTATATAACGCCTCAAGAGTTTAATTTATTTGCTGATTATGCTCAAAAAGATATTTTTGAAAAATATTTTTATGATATTAGTCAATTTAAAAGAGTACCAGGAAATAGTACAGAGTACTCAGATATAATAAATAACTTACAAGAAAAAATAGGTTTATTTGAAATATTTGACGAAGAAGTAACAGTTGTTAATGATCAAGGAGATATTAATCTTACAAATGATATTCCAGATTTATATAGGTTAGGTAGAGTTACAGTTAATTATAATCAAGAAATAAGATCAGTAGTTGAACAAAGACAAATAAAAGATATTTCAATATATGGTGAAGGAGGTCTTACAGGTTACACAAAAGCAAGGCCAGTATATGTTAGGTTTAAACCAAAGTTTACTGCTGCGCTTGATAGAATAAAAATATATCCTCACCCAAGTCAAAATAGCAATATAGATAAAGTTCGTGTTAGCTACATAAAACAACCTCAAAAACCAAACTGGTCAGGTATAGAAGTTAATGGTAGCTTTTTATATAATGAAACTGACAGTACAAATTTTGAACTTCACTCTGAAGAAGAAAATTTATTGATAATAAAGATACTACAGCTTGCTGGTATATCTATGAAAGATTTTGGTTTAGCACAAGCAGCAGGGCAAAAAGAAGCAAATGATATTAGTAACGAAAAATCATAAAAAATGGGATTACTAGACAACACAACTAATCAAGAATATTACCAAGGTAACGATTATGGTAATTATCAATTTACTTCTTTATCTACTATTATAGATCAATTTAGAATATCTTATGTAGGTGAAAATAAGTTAATAACAAAAATTAAAAGAGCAGATGTAGCTTTTTACGCAATGAGAGCTTTACAAGAACTTTCTTTTGATACTTTTAAATCTATTAAGTCACAAGAAATAGTTTTACCAGATGATTTAAAAATGATACTGCCTCATGATTATGTAAATTATACTAAGTTATCATGGGTTGATGGTGCTGGTATAAAACATCCTTTATATCCTACAAAAGAAACATCAAATCCTTTTAAAATAAAACAAGATGCTGACGGTGAATATGAGTTTGCTGGTATAACAACTTCTTTATCTGATTTTAATAACGCTGATTTTTCTTCAAATTTAAAAGCAACTACAGACTGGTCAAAAACTTTTAGAAAATTAAACAATGATAGTTTAGATGGTGTAGATCCTGGCAATGGTACTACGTATAATCAATCATCTGTTGATGACTTTTTTAATAGAAAAAACGGTAAGTTAACTGCTGAAATACACAAAGAATATGTAGCGGCTAATGCTGGTACAACTATTTTTGGAAGACATTACAGTTGTTGGCAAGAAATAGACGTTACGAATATAGATGAAATAAATATATCTGCAGAAGGAGTTGCTCCTGCAGATGCAAATGGTTTTGTTGGAGCTACTATACGTATGGGTATTAGCAGCACAAAAGGTGATACAGTAACAAATCCTTTTAAACCAAACAACCCAAGTTCAAATGGTTTGATAGATAGTCCAAAAAACGTTGGTCCAAATTTTATACCGCATACAAGTAGCACTAACGATGATGGTTTATCAAACTTAGCTTATGTAGAGTGGTTAGGTGCTACTTC